GGGCCGACCTTTCAAGAGGCCAACGCGGCCATGGAGCAGCGGCTTGGCGCTCCAGCGCCTGCCGCTCCCGAGACTGGCCCGGCCCCAGCGATCGACAACGCCACCGTTGATGACTTTGGCAAGGCGCAGCCTGGAGAGCTGCCACAAGCCGATCCAGCGATCGACTACTGGACTTACGACCCAGAGCTGCCGGAGAGCACGGCCCTTGGCAAAACGCTTGAGGAGCTCAGCGACCAAGAGTTGGTGACGCTGCAGCAGGGCGCCGGGCTGCCGGTGGTTGAGCGCGTCAACCAGACCGTTGAGGCCCGGGCCGGCATTGAGCCTCGTCCGCCCATGGCAGCGCAGATGGTCATGGCGCCGGCCGACCGACTGGCCGACGACTACCTCGAGAGCGTGACACGCAAGCTGGGCGCTCGCGAGGACTACGAGCTGCGGCCGTTGTTCGACCCAGAAGCGAACCAGCAGCTGTGGCAAAAGGCTCAAGCGCTGACTGGCGTGGACGACCCAAGCCAGCTGAGCAAGGCCGACATGCTCGACACCTTCAACGCCATGCGCGCCGACGGCCAGGCGCCGATCGTCAACCGCATGATGGGCGGCCAGATGCTGCCCACGGCTGAGGTGCAAGCCGCCCCGCAGGTGTTCCAGTACAAGGGCGGCGTCAACGAGGCCGGCGAGCAGATCGGCAACTCGCTCGAAGGCGTTGAGCGCTGGGACCCGAACGCCGAGAACATCATCCAGGTGTGGCGCGACGCCAACGGCGAGATCGGTCAGCCCGGCGCTGTTTACGTGGTCAACGGGCATAACCGACTGGCGGCTGCCAAGCGGATGGGAATCCCGTCCATGCGGGTGGAGTACCTCGACTCGCCAACAGCAGGTGAAGCCCGGTTGCAAGGCGCGATTTCCAACGTCAGCGACGGCAAGGGCACGGTGTTTGACGCGGCCAAGCTCGCGCGCGAATACGGCATCACCGATCAGGCCCAGCTCAAGGCCCTGGGCAAGCCCGGCGCCAGCGGCTTTTGGAAAGAGGGCATCGCCTTAGGCCGACTGCCGGAGGACGTCTTCACGGCCGCGGTCAACGAGCAGATCCCTCTGCGCCGCGCCGTGATCATCGGCGACTCGGGCGTTGACGAGGAAACGATGCGCTCGGCCTATCGCTACTTGGTGCAGCAGGGACCCGACAACGTCAAAGAGGGCACGCTGCGGGAGATGCTGGCAATGGCCGGCCAGTCACCGTCAACGTCTTCCGCCAGCCAGCCCGATCTGCTGACCGGGACGGAATGGGGGCAGAGCTTCAACGAGGGCCTGCTGGCTAAGGCCGACCTGGCATCTTCTGTGCGGCTGATGCTGAGCAAAGAGAAGAAGCTCTTTGGCACTGTTGGCCGCCAGTCCGGCCAGATTGAACGGGTTGGGCAGGTAGATGCCAAGGCGGCAAAGGAGATCAGCGGCGAGGCCAGTCGCGCCCTGGCCATCTTTGATGAGCTGAAGTACCAATCAGGCTCTGTCGGCGACCTGCTGAACGAGGGCACACAGCGGGTGCTGGCTGGTGAGCAGCCGGCCGTGGTCGCAAAGCAGATCAAGAACCGCCTGGCCGCGGCGATTGGCGAAGCGATGGGCAAAGAGGTGGCGCCGGCCGCCGACGTGGTGCAGGAAGACATGTTCGCCGCCGCTGCCCGGGCGGTTGACGAGCCCCAAGCGCCAATCGAGCTAACGCCTGACGAGCGCGCCATGGCGGAAGCGCAGCTGCTGCAGGAAGCGATCGCCAACGGCGAGGTGCGCCCACCCAATGCGCCAATCCCTGATCTGCCGGAGCCGGCCCAGGTGCGGCTTGACGATCTTGCTCTCGATGAGCCCTTGACGCCGGGCGGCAAGCTCTCTCAAGCGACAGCCGACGAAGTGCGGCTGGCTATTGAGCACAAGCAGGCCGATGCCGCGATGGCCTGGGAGCAGCAGCAGGCCGCCCGCGATGCAGTGGCCTACGAAGACCTGACCTTTGACCAGAAGAAGGACGCAGGGCTGGGTGGCGGCATTGATGATGTCGGCCTTGATGAGATGAGGTATTTGAGGGAGGAGCTTGCTGCTGGCAGCTATCCCCCAGAAATCCTTCAGGACATGGCCAGAAAGCTGGCTGCGCTTGAAAAGCGTTACGGCCAGGCCATTACGCCCGAGGTGCTCCCGCCAGAAATGCCAAGGCTTTCTGACCAGCTGCGTCAAAACCTCAACAACCTTGGCCAAAGCATCGGCGAGTTTTCCAAGACGGTTGACGACGTCATGCAGCGCCAAGATGCGTCGCTTGCGCAAAGGGCCGAAGACCTCGCCGCTCGGGCGGAAGAAGTGCCAATTAGCGAGCTGCCCAAGATCTCGGACGTCCTGCAGTCCACCATGCGTGCGATGGCCGAGTCCGATGCACGGCTCTATCGCGGGCTTGGTGAATCGCTTGGCAACGTCAAGCGGGGGCTGGGCGAGCTGGCCGACGCGCCGGTTCGCCCCGAACCGCTGCGGCTGACGGCAGGGGCGGAGCAGCCCGAGTTCACCCTGCCGCAAGAGCTCAGCAAATCTGCACCGCGCTATGGCCGGTACACGGTGAAGTTTGACTCTGATCTGGATCGCGCTGCCTACGTGCTGGCCAACGACGCTGTGAAGCCTTCTAAGGCCGCTCCCAAGTTTCGCGCTGCCATCGAGGCAGCCGGTATGGACCCAGCCGAAGTGGTGGCCCACGGCAAGCGGGTCAAGGCGGCATTGAAAAAGGCTGCGCAGGGCAACCTCACCGGCCAGGTGGAGCTTCCCGCTCAACCGTTTGGCGACGTGGCCAAGCCACCCACCAAAGCTGGCGCCGATCGCGTGCGCCAGCAGATTGAGGTGAACAACCAAACCATGGACGACATCCGCCGCAAGGCTCAACAGGAGGGCTGCTGATCATGTCTGGCAACAACTGCGACGACGCTTTCCAGCAAATCCAGGAACTGCAAGAGCAGAACCGAAAACTGCAAGAGCAGGCGGATGAAATGGAGCGGCAGATGAAAGCCGCCAATGTCTACAGCTCTGCCGCCAAAGGCGACAGCGTGGTTCTGCCGGGCCGAAACGGCCCTGTAGAGCTCGACACGGCTGACATCCAGCGGGGCTACCAGCAGCTGGCCGGAACCATGTCGTCGGCAGAAGTGGACGACATCGTGGCCCGCGGCTTTGACAAGTTGGCCAAGCCCAATGGCGCCGAAGGGCGGTTCCAGAACTACGACCGCATCCTGCGAGAAGTAGACATCAGCACAGCCGAGGACTACGCCAAGTTGGCCGAGGCCCTTGGCATCACGCATGAGCGGATTGCGCCTGGCGACTTTGCCTTCCTGACGCAGACCTATGACAAGGAGCGCATCGCTGATCTGATCAGCAGCTACTACAGCGACCTGGGGGCCAGTGACCCTGACCTGCTGGCCAAGGCCGCGGTCAAGACCGCACCTGTGCTCAACGCGGTTGAGAACAAGGTGTGGCTGCGGTTCTGGGCAGATCGCACCAAGCGGGTCTATCTCGACACGCTCGAAAACATCCGCGACTACATGCGCGCCATCCCGGGCGCGCCGGTCCCAAGCGAGCTCCAACAGGAAGCGTTCAAGCAGTACAAGCTCGCTCTGGTGATGGAGCGACACAACAACCTGGTCACCCGCCGCCATGCGCAAGCGCTACGCAGCCAGCAAGAGATCCTGGGGCTCGAGCAGTTTCGTCTTGATCTAGGCGATGAGCAGGAGATTGCCGACGCCATTGGCTTGACGGCGAAAGACCTGGACAAGGACGAGCACTTTGGCCGGGTGGTTCAGGCGATCGACGATGGGCCGGCAGGGGAAGAGCAGCTCAGCCTGTTGATCGACACGACCAACATGGATGGGCTTGACCCCAAGGGGCGGCTCGACAAGGACTGGTTCAACGCCCACATGCGCATGGCCAATGCGCTGATCAAGGACAGCCAGCTGGGGAACCTGCAAACCCAGGCCAAGATGAACCTGGGCAGCAACGTCGTCATGGCTGCCTTTGGGCCGCTACAGCAGACGTTTGAGAACGGCGCCAAGCTGGTGCCCGTCGGCACGCAGATGACGCGGGGCGGGTTACTCGAGGCCGGCAGGATCACGGCTAAGGCAACGCAATATGCGCTGGCCACACTGAAGACCACTTGGCGGCGGGACCTGGCACGGGTGTTTGATACCGGGGTCAGTCACTACAGCGGCAACCTCGACACCTACGGCAAGAACCTGCTGACCAATGACCAAGAGCTGGCCGACATGCAGGCCATCCTCGACATGCCGTACAAGCCAGCAGCCAACCCATTTCTGGCGGTTGCGCATCCTCACAACATGGCGCTGTTCACCAACAAGTTGCAGGTTGCGGCCCGGGTGCTGGCCTTGACCAAACCTTTTGGCGCCAAGGAGATGGACCGCTTTGCTGCGGCTTGGTCGGCGCTGGGCATCGACCTTGGCAAGGGCGTGCAGCGGCTGCGCATCAGAGACGTTGACGCCTACGTGCCGTGGAAACCGTTCCTGCGGGGCATGGCTGCGACAGACGAGGTGTTTGGCAAGTTTCAATACCTCTTCAAGCTCAAAGCCGATCTGGAGGTCAAGGCCCGGATGGAGGGCGCCCAGCTGGGGCTGCTGACCGAGCGTGACCGGGCGTCCTGGGTGCAGGCGCGCATCGACGAGGCGATCTATCAAGCCACGCCAACCGAGGCCAACATCAAGGCCTTCCGCAAGCAGAACAACCTCAAAGGCAGCGACTTCACCGACGACGAGATTGCGGCGCTGATGGCCGAGCGCAGCCTGGCTGGCGCCCCCAGCCTTGGCACAACGGAATCGTTTGACGCGCTGAACTACTCGGCCGCCATGCGGTTCCAGAACGCGCCAGACAACAACCCAGGCGAGGCGATGGACCGCGGAATGATGGGCCTCAGGCAGAACTGGATGGTTGATCGGTTCTTGATGCCCTATTGGCGCTCGCCGTTCATGGGGATGCTGTTCGACCACCGATTGGCCACGGCTGGCCTGGTGGACACCATCAAGATGGTTGGGGGAAATAACCCTTCGCCTGAACTGGTGGCGCGTGTCAAGGCTGGCTGGGTGATGAGCAGCGCGTTGTTTGCGGCCTACGGGGCCCTGGATGCTGCAGGGCTTGTCAAAGGAGGCCTTGAGTCAGATCCAGCCAAGCGCAACACGATTGCCGGCATCAACCTCGGCGGCCTACCTGTGGCCAACACGCTGTTTCTGTGGAAGGACGTGCTCAGCACGGCAGAGGCAGCCAACTCGAGCGACTACGACGGCCAAGAGCTAGGGCTAGCTGCAATGAAGGTGATGACCAACCACATCACTCGCCAGGCCGGGCTGCAGCAGGTGCAGCTGCTGCTCGACTACATGCTCGATGGCAGCCAGCGGGCGGGCGAAAAACTGCGCCAGGCGGTGGCGTTTATGGGCTCAGGCCAGATCCCATTCTCTGGCGCCATTCGCAACGTGGAGAGGCTTGCAGGCAGCAGCCGGCTCGACTTCTACCGCGACGCACCTGACACCCCCGCGCAGAGCTACCTGCTCGAGAAGGACAACCCATTGGCCAAGGTTGAGCAGTTTTTGCGCAACTGGGCCTATGACAGCTCGGGCCTGGTGGCCCTGGCGACCGGCGCCAAACGCAAGACGGCTGATCACCTGGGCAGCCCGATTGGGCACATCTGGGGCATCAACTTCTCGAAGGCGGTGCCGCTGTTCGTTCCGTCGGTGTGGCCCAGCGGGAAGATCAACGACACGGTCTACAGCGAGCTGGACACCCAGGACATGCTCGACCCGCCCAAGCCGCTGCTGACTCGCAACCTTGAAGGGATTGCGATGTCTGATGACCTGCAGGAGGAGTACAACGCCATCCACGGGTCAATCAAAGGCGACGCCAGCTTGCCGCCCACGGCACGCCTGGGCATTGCCGGCAAGAAGGTGCAGGCCTTCTTCCCGTTGCCCGTTGAGGTGGTGTCTGACATGGGCATCCGCATCAAGAAGAACGGCGGCGCGACCCTGCCCCTGTCGCAGATCCTCGACAAGGTGACTGCCGGAAAGACCAAGAAGGAAGCCTTCTACGCCCTGTTCACCAGCCCCTGGTACAAGGCAATGGAAGACGACCCGGCCACCAGCGCCAACCCGCCCGGAGGTCTCCCCAAGGCCCTGCGCAGACAGAAGACGGCCCAGCTGCTGATCAGCGGCATCACGGCCTACTACGACCTGCTGACCCAGGACGAGCTCGAGCGCCGTGCCGCCTCTGGCGCCAGCCCTGCTGCCAAGCAGTGGAGCGACGCCAAGAACGATCTGGCAGAGCAAACCTTCCGGCAATCTGAGAGCGGCTTGCGCACTCTTGGCAAACGCTTGAGCAATGCGCTAAGTCCGGCAGAATAAAGTCTGCAGGGATGCAGACCGGCCGTGCCCCTTTCCTACGCTCAATACGCAGGTAACGGGTCATCGACGACCTTCTCGGTCCCGTTTCCCTATCTGTTGAAAGCGCACGTCAAGCTCTACACGGGCTTCAACATCCTGACGGGCTCGTACACCACCCAGCTAGCCGAAGGCACTGATTACAGCTGGACTAGCGGCACTCAGATCCAAACAGCCGTTGCGCCAGCCAGCGGCGTCACGCTGACCGTTTTACGCGACACGCCAGACGGCTCGCAGCTTGTTCCGTGGCAAGACGGCTCGAATCTGACTGCAGATGATCTCAACAGTGCAGACCTGCAGAACCTGTACGTGGTGCAGGAACAGCAGGACAGGAACGACGCTGGAGCTACTGCGGCCATCGCCGCGCAAACTGCTGCCAACAGCGCGACTGCAGCAGCGACTGCCGCGACCACAGCCGCAAACACGGCTAACGCCACCGCGGCCGCGGCCACAACGGCAGCGAACAATGCGACCACTGCAGCAAACGCCTCAGTTTCGGCTTCCACTGCGGCGACCGCCACAGCGAATCAAGCGTCTTCTGATGCAGCTGCTGCAATAAGCACGGCTAACACAGCCGCAACCAATGCGAGCACCGCATTAAGCACGGCCAACTCTGCAAGCACAACGGCCAGTGGCGCCGTCACCACTGCCAACACTGCTGCCAGCAACGCGAGCGCGGCAGTCAGTACAGCCAATACAGCGTCTTCTAACGCCTCAGCAGCAGTCTCGACAGCTAACTCTGCATCGACTACGGCTGCAGGAGCTGTTTCAACGGCCAACGCTGCGACAAATACAGCTCAACAAGCGGTCAACACCGCAAACTCTGCAAACAGCACAGCGTCTAGCGCTGTTTCCACGGCCAACGCGGCGACAGCGACAGCAAATACGGCTTTAAGTACCGCCAATAACGCAGTTACAACAGCGAACGCGGCAACTAATACTGCCAACAACGCAGCGTCAGCAGTTGCAAACGCTGTGTTGTACGCGCCAATCAACAATGTGGCGTCAATACCCGCCAGCCCAAGCAATAACACCTACATCGAGGTGGTTGACAGCACTGACATTCAATCGTTCACTCCATTGGTTGGGCTCCCAGCTGGGTTTGCTGGCGATTCTGGGTTGACGGTACGCCTGCGGTACACGACTGCAGGAACCACTTGGAACTTTCTGAACTATTACGCCAACAACCCAGAGACTCGTTATTTGCCGCTGTTTGGCGGAGCACTTACAGGGCAGCTACGTGGAGATGACAGCGCTTCTGCGGCAACACCTGGTTTTGCCTTCGATGGGGATCCTGACACCGGCCTAGGACGGCCTGGAGCCAATGAGCTTGCCCTGATTACAGGAGGCGTTGCCAGGCTCACCTTTGATTCAGCAGGCGCAGCGGCGTTTACCGGTTCAGTGACCATTCCTGCCGGATCAACAGTCACTGGGTATTTGACATCAGATTCTGCGGCCAGCACGTATTTGACGCAAGTAGCGGCCTCAGGCACGTACTTGACTCAGGCAACGGCCTCAGGCACGTATTTAAGCCAGTCTGCGGCCAGCTCTACTTACGCTCCACTTAACGATCCTACTTTCACCGGCCTGGCTTTGTTTGGGCTTGCTGGGATTAGCGATGCAATCAGGCTATCTGATGCAGATCAAAGCAACTACGTCGGTCTTAAGGCTCCGGCCACTGTTGCTGCTAATATCACATTTTTACTTCCAAGCGTTGACGGAACTAATGGCCAGTTTTTGATCACAAACGGCTCGGGCAGCCTTGGCTGGGGGACTCCAACTAGCATCAACGGCAATACCGGTGCGATTACTAACGTTGCTTTTGTCAACTCTTCTCAAACTTTTACAGCCGCCCAAACCTTTAACGCTGGCATCAGCGACTCCGCAGGCAGCTTGCGCACTTTGCCGCAAAATAGTAAGACATCGGCTTACACATTGGTCGCAACTGATACGGGCAAACACATCAGCATCACAACAGGCGGCGTGACCATTCCGTCAGGCGTATTTAGCACTGGTGACGTGGTTTCAATTTTTAACAACAGCGGCAGCAGCCAAACAATCACACAGGGATCATCAACAACTGTCAGGCAGGCTGGCACTGCTAATACCGGCAACCGCACACTGGCGCAATACGGCGTGGCGACAGTGCTGTGCGTTGCATCAAATACGTTTGTAATCTCAGGTTCGGGGTTGAGCTGATGTCTATTTGTTCGCAAGCCTTGCTGTTGAGCCTTGGCGCTGCAGCGCCGAGCCCGCCACTCAATGTTTCGGCCAGCGCGGCTTCATCAACTTCTGCAACTGTCACCTGGAGTGCTCCGGCATCAAATGGCGGGATGACCATTACCAGCTATACCATTACTTCTAGCCCAGGAGGGATTGCCTCTACTGTTAATCAGTCAAATGGTGGGACGATAACTGTTGGTGGACTGACCTCAGGCCAGACGTACACATTCACTGTCACTGCAACTAATATAGTTGGGACAAGCTCGCCCTCTAGCCAATCCAATTCCGTTTTTATACCGCTCCCTGTTCCACCAACCTCAGTCGAGTATGTCGTTGTTGGTGGCGGTGGCACTGGTGGTGCGGAAGCGTGGGCGCCTGACAACTCCAATATCGCTGCCGGCGGCGGCGGAGGTAGCGGTGGCGTCGGGATTGGATCTCTCTCCGTATCAACTGGAATCACTTACACAATTACAGTAGGAGGAGCCGGAAGTTCATCTAACTTCTCTACTGTGACCGCCAACGCTGGTGGCAATGGTGGCGGCGGAAGCCTTGGCAGATTTAATGCTAGAGGTGGCAATGGAGGCTCGGTTAGCAGCGCTTCAGGTGGCGGCGGTGGTGGCTCCGCCCCTCAGTTCTGGAGTACTCTCGGCGGAAATGGTGGCAGCGGTTCTAGCGCTACTGGCCCTATCTACGGGAATAGTGGTGGTGGCGGTTTTGGCCCTGGAAGCAGAGCCGGTGGCGGCGGCGGCGGCGGTGCTGGCGGACCTGGCGGGGTTGGTGTGAATTTTGGAAGTGAGAACGGCGGTCCAGCACTTTCAACGTGGGCTGGATCTTTTGGACGTGGTGGCGATGGCGTGAACTGGGGAAATAACAGTGGTGTCAATTCTGGCAATGGTGGTAGTTCAGCCAGCCAGGCTGGAGGGTCCGGCATCATTGTTCTTCGTTACCCTGATTCCAACAAAGAGGCTACTGTTGTGACTGGATCCCCCGCTGTTAGCGTGAGCAATGGGTATCGAGTCTACACTTTCACAGGTAGCGGTAGCATTAACTGGACTTAACGTATGGCACACTTTGCTCAACTTAATAGCGATAACACTGTCCACCAAGTCATTGTTATCAGCAACAGCATAACAACAATCCTTGAGAGCGGAGATGAGTCAGAACAGCTTGGCATTGACTTCTGCAAGCAGCTCTACGGGCAAGACTCTGAGTGGGTTCAGACAAGTTATAACGGTAACTTTCGCAAACGCTATGCTTTTCCAGGTTATCTATATGATGAAGGCAGAGACGCATTTCTTCCTCCGTCTCCCTATCCTAGCTGGGTACTGGATGAAGTTACTCTTGATTGGGTGGCACCTGTCTCACGGCCTGACGATTCCAGTCTCTACATCTGGAATGAGGAAATCAAGTCATGGGTGCTTTTTTCGGGCCCGACTAACACAGAGGACGCCAATTAGACGAATTAACTACTGCAGAATATTGCAATTATATTGAACCAAGCCGTGCGGTCAGCGCGGCTGAGTCGAAGACGGTAAGCCGATCTGGAGGGATCACGTCCTGCTGGCAAGCCAGCGAGCGCCGAGACCAAGGCCGAGCGCCAAGCGATCCGCGACAAAAGCGCCGAGAAGGTTGCAGCCATTGAGGCCACCACCAGTACCGAAGAGCTGGCCGCGTACATCACTGGCCCTGACTACAGCCAATGGCTTGCCGCCTCTCCTGCCCCAACGGAGGACACCTTGTCGTTTGCGGGCAACAGCACCACCTCAGGGATTGCCTAGCCAACGAGCTATGGCTAGGTAATCTGCAGGGGTGCAACTTGCTCGCCTGGTGGATCCAGCATCGGTCATTGCCTTGATCGCCCTGGGCGGGTCTGGTGTGGCCGCGCTTTGGAAGATCGCCAATGGCCTAGGTCGCTTTGAAGCTCGTACCAGCACGATCCTGGAGGGCATCAAAGAGATGCTGCAAGACCACGAAGAACGACTTCGCCGCGTTGAGAGGCAGCCCTGATGGACCGCTTTGCCGACTACATCGCACTGGCAGTCGCCATCCATGGCGTCGCCTTGGTGGTAGTCAACATGACTCCCACGCCGAAGGACAACGAAGCCCTAGACGGCTACACAAAGGTCGTTGTCAAGGCCTACAGGGCTATCGAGATCCTGGCTGGAATCATCAGCCCCAGGGTCAAGAGGTAGGGCCATGACCCCCTTCGCCATCTCGCAGGAACTGAAGTTCAGAGAGGAGGCGACGAGGCGAGTGCTCGAGGAGCTGTTTGAGCTGCGGGACTGGGAGCAGCTGATGGACACAGCGCTGCTGCTGAACACGTTGTGGCATCAGCAGAGCGCAATCGCCAAGTGGTTTGCCCATGAGGCCGCTGCAAATCTCAGCGAGGCCTGGGCGGTGTCTGCCATGGAGGACTGATGGCCAAGCCAAAGGAACAGCAGAAAAAGCCTGTGCCAGTCCACAAGAAGACGGCGCAGGGCAATGGCCGCGGCAGCAAGAGCAGCCATGGCCGCAAGCAAAAGCGTGGGCAGGGCTAGTAGTCCCAGCGCACGCGGGGCCGGCCAGGCCTGATGCCAATGTGGATGAAGCCCTTTGGCGCTCCATAGCCAAGGCTGTAGGGCCAGTTGACGTCGGCCCAACGCTGTAGCTCGGTTACCGACATGCCGTCCAGGTAAAAGTCAATCGCGCCAGTGTCGGGCTTGTCGTAGAGGTGTTCACTGCGCGATGCTCCGCCCACCTGAGCATTGATCTTTGGGGGCCTGTAGCCAGACGTGATGATTACTGGTCGCTTGAAATGGCCTCTGGCTTTCTGAGCAAATTCGCATAACAGCACTGCGGTGTCGCACTGGTGCTGGCGATGAAACCGCCGCGACTCTGACTGCAGCGCAATTTCGCCGTAGGTGATGTTGGGCGTGATTTGACAGCCGAATGGCGATGCAGGCGTAAAAGCAGCTTGCTGCTGCGGGCCGCTCTTCCAGTCGTTCACCCAGTCTGCGGTTTCAGTCAGTAGGCAAGGGTCGGCCTGCCTGATCTGCTGGCCCAGCTTGATGATTGCCTTGATCTGATGCTCTTGGGATTTGTAGTTTTCCCAAAACTGCAGCCATCGCTGGTCCGTGAACTGCACCTGATTGACCGGCATGATGGGCTTGATTCTGCACCCATGTAACCGTGGCTGACCTCAAAGAGACACTCGAGCAGATCCATGAAGAGGTCGCTTATGGGATCCTCGAGGACCTGCGCAACGGCGACAAGACTGCCCGCCGGGAAGCGCTGCAGCTGTTGAAGCAAAACCAGATCAGCGCTGCGGCCATGCCTGAAACACCGACAGCGGATCTGGCGCGTATGGCCGGCAAGCTCAACTTCCAGACGATGGAAGAAAAGGCCAAGGTGGTGCCGATCCGGCTCGAGGACAAGCTCAGCGCTTGATCCCCCCGTAGGCCATGCCGCGGGGTTGCGGCCTGAAGCCCAATGCCAGCGCGTCGATCTGGCTGCCGGTTTCGTCAAACCACGCTTCACGCAAGGCGTCGTCGATCTCTTCCTGGCGGGCGATCTGCGCTTTCTCCTGGTCCTGGGCCGCGGCCTCGACAAAAAACGCGCAGCCCAGGGCCAGGACGTCGATGCGGTCATCGAACTGCAGCGCGCCGCGCTCCACGGTGATGCGGCTGAGCTGGAACATCAACGAGCGGGCGTGGCCCGTGTCCGGGTCGCGCTCGGCCCCAGCCCAGTCCTGCTGAATCACGTCCTGGCTGACAACCAGCCGGTGCTGCTGTACCAGCGGCGCCAGGGTGTCCACGATCCGGCGCTCCTTCTGGCCGGTGGCCCGGCGCTCTTCAAACGCGCAGGGGTGAACCTTGTTGACGACCGGCTGCAGCAGGGCGGTAAACATGCCGTCACCCATGTTGCTCTCGGCCACGATCGTGTTCACGTTCCAGCGCTTGGCCTTCTGCGCCAGCAGCTGCAACACCTCCGCTTCGTAGCCGCGGGTGGTGCCACCGGACTCAAGCAGGAACAGGTTGCCGTTGAGCTCAGCAATCACGGCCCAGGCCAGTTCGTCGCTGCCGCGGCCGGAGGGGTCCACGGCCAGGATGCAGCGCCACGTCTCTTTGGCCGGCACCCAGCCCTGGATCAGCGCAGCGGAGTAGTAGTAGCGATCGCTGCCCAGGCCCACGCACGGCAGGCTCTGGATGCGGTGCTCGTTGGCCGAGGACCAGGCCACCACCTCTGGCAGGGCCTTGCCGTCCAGCGACATAACGATCAGGTCCCCCAAGCGGATGGGGTAGCGATCCAGGGTGGACAGGCGGCAGTTGAGCTGGAACTGCAGCTGCACTGACGCCCGGGTCATGCGCATTTCGCGGCCCAGCAGCTCAGCCTCGCCAAAGCGCTCGGGGTCGGTGGGCGTGCCAGCCAGCTCAGGGTGCTGTTCGACCTCTGCCGCCATGCGCGGGTCCAGGCTCCCTTCGTAGCAATCCCACTGGTCGGGGTCGTTGGGGTTGGGGTAGCGGGCCGGCCAGTAGCGGATGGCGTAGTTGCGTTCGCGCACCAGCCGCAGGTACAGCGATGTCTCCAGGTGCGGCGTACCCAGGAACATCACCTGCCTGGGGAGGACCTGTCCCTGGTCGGGCTTGAGGATGGCTTCGAGCTCGGTGACGGCCTGGGCCAGGCGCTCTTGCTTGAGCGGCGTGATCGAGTTGTTGAGCGTCTCGATGTCGTCCGGGATGGCGCAGGTGCAGCGCTTGCCGGTCAAGGCCGGGCTGAGGATTCCCACAGCGCGGACAGAGGGGCTCTGATCCACGATCGAGGGACCCACGTCAAAGGCCTTGGTTGACGAGCGGCCATCGGCTTTGGGCTCCAGGCAGCGCAGCACGTCGATGTCACGGATGCACCGCTGCATGAAGGTGGTGATCTCCACCGCCTTCTCCAGGGTTGAGCCGGGGATGAGGATCTTCTCGTTGAACGGGTCGATCCGTAGCCGGTGCAACGCACGGAAGGCCGCCATGGTGGATTTGGCCACGCCACGAAAGCCAACGGTGATCTGCCGATCCGGGCCGTTCTCCATCCAATCGCAGATGGCCATCTGCTGCTTGGTTGGGGTGTCAGCAAGGTTGAGTTCGCGTAGCAGGTAGCAGACGAAATAGGCAAAGCGGCCTGGGCCTAGCTCGTCAGGAATGGGCGTCCAATTCAAAGGGGAAGCCCCCCTACGACAAACGACGCAGAGGGGCTTCCCACACCAACCAACCGCAACTTGTGTAGAGCGGTTGCATTGCCAGGGAACCACCCCTTAGCAACGGTCACAGCCTAACCCTCAACAAAGGCTTCATTCACTTCTGGAGTGGTGGGGTCATCGCCTTCAAATTGCCCTTTGACGGTGCGTGCCCGTTTCTTCGTTGGGGCCGAGTCCGTTGCGGCAACAGGAGCAGCTCCAGCAAGCGCTGCTTCAGCGGCCGCCACCACAGCATCCGGGACGTCACTGCCGAAATGCTGCAGACCGAGCCGGATCCGCTGGTCATTGGTGAGATACATGGGTGCAGAGCAGTTTGTCTCAGGCTATCGAGAACTGAAAGGGTCAGTCTTCAACTGCTGCTTTGAACTGTGCCCAGAGGTGATTGCGGCGTTGCGGGCCACCGACGCTGAAGATAAACGGATTGACGAGGAAGTAACGCTCGCCAGAGGCTTTGTCAAAGACTCTGGCAATAACTTGCTGCTGTCTTAAGCGGGTCATGGAGGAGATGCAGGTGGAGTGGTTGATGTCGAGCTTTTCAGCCAAGGCTGCACCGGTGACGCGCACGCGACCAGAGCGGTCCATGTGTGCGACCAGGGCTACGAGGACGCTGAGGTCCCGGAGCTGCAGATCCCTTTTGGCAACGGCGTCGAGAAGGGTTTCAAGGTCTCTGGTCTGGTGAAACATGACGAAGCGGTCCTGCTCCTCAGGGGGTAACGACATGGTTGGTTGGTGTGTACGGGTTTCCTAGGAATCTCCTAGGAGTCCCCTATGGAAAGCGGCGCATAACGCAGGTATAGTTTTGTACTACCCTTGCAGCGCAACGGACTTGCCTCTCCTATGGCCAAGCAACCTTGAGTTTAGGAGTTTTAACTCGCTTCTCGCCCAAGGCCCGGATGAAAGTCGCTCTTGACTCTCTATCTAGGTGGGCAAAAAACAAAAGCCTGAACACAGGGCGAACTGTCCCACACCCACAATTTCCTGACCACCCCCACGCAAGCGCCCCGGGGGCCTGTCTCAACCCGCTGGTGGTATCTCTGCACCCCTGAAGCTGTAGAGGCCTGTTCCCGGGGCTCCTGGACGCTTCTCAGCGCTGTTGCGCTTCATCCATGCAGACCTAGGCCCATCCTGTGCAGCGAAGTTCCTCAGATGTCCCGTTTTTGGGTCGCGTGATCTGGTGGTGTCCTCAGCGCGTGGCGCAGCCGGTTCCCCCCATAGGGGGCCTCGATCGCCCCTGGGGCACCTGCGCATCGGCTGCCGCACCTCATCGGCATCCAGGGGCCAACAACCCTGATGGGGGCTGGGGTTACAGAGGATCAGGCATCCGCTGGAGGGGCTGGCTGCGCCCGCTTCCGCGGTCCCGCACGCTTGCCCCATTCCCCGTTTGTAAAGATTTGTTGCAGGAAGCGCGACGCCACCGCCAACCCCGGCGCCATTCGCCGCGATCACTGGCACAATGGCGCTAGGCACATCTGCAGGGCTGCAGCAGCTCAGCAGGAGTGCGCACCAACCAACCGCACCTGGACACATGAACACCACCACCGCGCCCGCGGCCTCACAGGCTGTGGGCGGGATCCTGGACGCTGCGCAGCTGGCCTGGGATCGGTCCGACTGGATCGACGCGCTGCAGCAGGGCTGCGAGGACACGTACGCCAGCTCAGTCATCTGGGCAAGTGATGACGGGGCAGAGCTGAACGGCTGGGATCTGCGTCAGCTGCTCGAGGCTCACGGGTTTACATGCCAGCAACTGCTGGACGACCTGAGCGCCGTCAGGGCTGCTGGGCATCCCGTAGCCAGTCCGTGCCACGCCGGCCAGGCCCTCATCTGGCTGGGGTACTGATGAAACGCCGCGATCTGGGCGGCCTGGCTGCGCTGCTGCTGGCTCTCTGGGCCATGGCAGCAGCCGCGGACCGCCCAACACCACAGCGGGCCTCAGCGCCCATGCCTGCAGCAGCTGCAAGCGATCACCAGCCGCGGCCATGGCGTCAGCCAGACCCGCGCACCCTGGGCCGATTCCCTGGCCCTTGATCCCATCTCGGAGGGGCTTCGGCCCTTCCCTGCTGGGTTCACCAGCACCAACACCAACCAACCACCACAGACCAATGATCAACGCACTTGCACGGCTGGCCCTTGCGCTGCCGAATCAGTGTTTCCCGTTCTTCACAGCAACGGTGCAAATCAGAGCACTCGAGCTGATGCGCGTCACCCGTTGATCCCATCACTGAGGCCCTACGGGGCCTCCCTGCTGGGTTCACCAGCAACACCAACCAACCGACCACCAATGACCACAGCAACCATGACCCAGGAGCTCAGCCACGCCGAGCAAAACGCCCGGGCCCACGTCGAAACAATCTGCGGGCTCTTCGCCCGCCACCAAGAGGCCATGCTCACCAACGACCGCGAGGTCGAGCAGGTAGAGGAAGAGGCCCGCGAGCAGGTCCTATCCGTTGAGGTGCGGACCGATTGGCACGCCCCGTCTGTTCAATCTGGGCCGCCTACTGAAGGCTGCCTCCTGCTGACCACCGGCGGCCCTGCACTGCGGCTGCTGGTGGAACTGGATGACGACGCAGAACCCTGCAGCGTCACCCTCGAACACCAGGACTGGGGCACGCCCTGGACCGCCCTGCGCCTCGCCGAAGGCGAAGAACAGGCCCTCGAATGGTTCGCCGGGCTGTTCTGGTTTGGCCAGGCCTGCTGATCCCATCACTGAGGCCCTGCGGGGCCTCTCTGCTGGGTTCACCAGCACCAACACCAACCAACCAACCCATGAAAACCAAAGACACATCCCCGCGGCCGCTGATGGGCCACTACGTGGGCCTGGCCATCGAGGCTCTGGAGCGCCA